CTTGTTCAAGAATTCTATTCATTACCAGGAAGAATTGTTCCTTCCAATCAGGGTTATTAGGATCGTTCCAGGTTATTGTTATATTAGCAAGGTTTCTACCCTTGTAATCAATAATAGCCTCAGATGTTCTAATAGTTTGAAATTTAACAAATCCGCGTGCAGCTATATTTCTAGATGCTTTATAGGATATAAGTTTAGCAAGTCGTAAAACAGATTCCTTTCTTTCTGCAGTAGTAATAAAATTCTCATGTGCATTCATATCTAAACGATATGCTAGAATTTCAGCAACATATGCGAAGAGTTCGAGAATAGCGATAAATTCACTACTTTCTATATAATCGTTAAAATCTTCTGGGTAGTAGATTTTTATATAATTCAACAATGATTCTTTAACAGTATCATAATCAAATGAATTGAAATTGATTTGTGTAAAGGCGGTATGTATTTTTTCCCAACCTTCTGCTCTTGAAATTACTCTTGCCATTTAATTATTCTCTTATATTATTGTCCAAATTGAATATTCAATTCTAGTGTATTGCTCATATTCAGTTCAATGTACCAAAGTTGAGCTATAGCCATAACAGAACCATTATCATAATTAGGTACGACAATAAGTTGTTCTATTTCAACTCGCGGATCATAATTGAAAACATATTCTAATTCATTTTCTACGATATCTGCTGTTCCTTCATCAAGTGGCTCAAATACCATTTCAGGAATAATGGTTCCGAACCGAGGCATCATAACTCTTTCACCTTTACGGGTGAATATATGATTTAACAAGTCAGTTTTAACAAGTTCGATATCTCTTATTCTAAATATCTTTTGCCGGTCAAACTTCCAAGAATTGTAACCTCTGTAAAGATTAGTTTGCATTATAATATCCTTTTATCTATTTATTTTAACGGCGAAATTCTGGATTCCTACCTAATGATGCACCATCTCTATCAACTTGATCAGCGTCTGGATTCGTATAACAATCTATCGAATAAAAGGAATTTTCAAATGGACCATCTGGTTCTGGTGGAGGAGGACAATCACCACCACTACCAGTCGATGTGGATGAAACGCTAGAAATGCTAGCACCACCAATAGGACCGCCGCCCTGTTCACCACTACCATCATCTTTGCCAGCACCTTCCTTATCACCTAATTCTGGTTTGCCCCAACCTCTACACCAAGGCTCATGCTCTGGACATCTTGTAGGAACCATTGATTCTAATGCATCAAGTGGTTCAGGAGCATCCCTCGCAGGATTAGAATTTATATGAGCTTCCGTGCTAGTATGATAAGAAGGACCATCAGATTTTATATGAAGGGCAACTCCTGCATGGAAATATCCCCCGGATTTACCTTTCATTGATAAAATACCTTCGGCCATTGCATGTAATGAACCCTGAGCGGTTATATCTATATTAGAGTTCGCTCTTACATAAGTAGAACCATTAGAAACCATATGCATATCTTGTTTAGCATGCAATCTCATTTCTTGTTCTGATAATATATGAACTCCTTGTTCTGCTGTCATTCTAATCGTTTCTTTGGCATACATATTAATATTTTTATCTGATGATATAGAAAAATCATGTTCAGAGAAAATATCTATCATACCGGCTTGATCCAATTGAATCCAAGTTTTACCTTTGGCGGTATTAATATAGATTCTTTCATTCGTATCATCCATAATAATAGAATGACCGTTTGTAGTTAGAAGTCTCATCCGTTGGCTCCAATGAGAGTCATCCAACGTAATCAAGTGTTGTCCGGGAGATGTCCATGCACTAAGATGAGGTTCATATTTTATTTGAGTGCTTTTAGATTTAGCGATATCACTAGCATATATTTTAGGAGAATAACCAACACCAACCTTAATAAAATCCTTTCCATCAACTCTTGGAACTTTATAATAATCTCCTTTTCCTTTATCTGAAGCGATAGGAGAAGGATATTTACTAAGTACTCCACCTTCCACCATATCTTCTGCCCACGCACCAAAAGTGGAGTCTAGACCTCTTGTCATCATTTCAATTGACTCTCTGGCGGACGCAACAGTTGCATGAACTTTAGTATCAAGGGTTTTCATTTGACTACCAAAATTACCAATTTTACCAAGAACATTTTGAATAACAGAAAGAAGACCCGTGACTAATTCAGAAGCGGATGCATTTATATAAACTTCAGATTGAACAGATTGAACAGATTGAACAGATCCTGATCCAGCACTTGTCGCAGGATTACTAACTGGTTGTCCTTGTTTATCTGTAATAGTACCGTCAGGTTGGCGAATATTACCATCAGGCATTTCACATGCTACAACTCTTGGAGCACCTTTTGTATGTTGCTCTTCTAGATTATCATACCTTGGTTGAATAGGTTCACCGTTAGCATCCCACGGGCCATTTTCATCAAGTGTTCTACCGTATCCTTGAGTTCCAAGTGCACCAGGAGGAAGTTTAACACCCGTATAAATTCTATGGGCGGGATCTCCCTCAAGACACATAACAAGGATTTCAGCATCTTCTTGCACTGGGCTAGTCATACCGTATGTTCTAGTACCACCATTAACAGTACCACCTGATGGAAAAATAGGGACAATCCAAGGTAGATGAGCAGTAGTTGTATCTTTTGTATCACCAAGCATAGGGCAAATAGCTTTTACTCTACCTGACCTATCGGGGTCATTAACATCAACAACCTTACCAATTGTAGTTAAAGGAAATTTAGATCTTGTTCCTCTTGACGCTAAGAGAGGATCTAATGTCCCATATTTGTCATTTACTGTTGTCATTTAATATATTCCTTTGCCTCATATTCATTTTATGCACCATCTGCAGAGAACTTCCGCAAGCGGAAGTTCTCAGAAACCTCCGCCGGTGCTGTGAGTTTTTGATGCTTTTCCATTTTTATCAAAGAATTTTATTGATATTTGTTTTGCTGATTCTATAGTACCATCAACGGCCTTTTCCATATTCTTAGCGGTTTTCTCAACAGCTGCTACCACCGAACCAATTAAACCAGGATCTCCTATATTCTCTTGAACTGTAACTTCATCTTCTTCTTTTGGTGGTTTAGTTAATACCGGAGGTCGTTGCGATCCACCAACGGTTGGTTTTTCCTCTCCACAAGGATTACAAACGTCTTTTAAAATTGTATCACCGTAAGTATCTGAAGGCATACCGTATAGATTTAATACTTGATAATAATCACCTTCTTCAAATTTATTATCCACTGACATTATATAGTAATATCCATCATACCAAAAGGTTTCAAAATTAGAGCGCGGGTTTGTATACTCTCTTGGGAATTTAACATTTATTTTCACTCTAACCGGACCTTTGTGTCCTCCTTGATCTGAGAAGTCTATACTTCCATTGTAAGTTGATATTTGTTGACTTAATATATCCTGTGGTGTGTATAATGTTTCTTCTAATAGCTGAGGATTTCCTTTAATCTCTATGGTGGTAGCTATACTTTCCATTCCTGACCATCTTCTCATTTGAGCAAGATAAGAAGATGTTGATACGGATTCTTTCTTATTTCTTATATCATTATCGGTTATTTTCTTATCCAATCCTCTAGCAACTTTAATAACACCACCAGCGGTATCTTTATTAGAAACTCCACTGTCTCCTCCAGAACCAACACACTTATTAACTTCTAATTGTGTAGCTATATCTATGGTATCAGTAGCTACTGGGGAATTAAACCAAAGTAGTCCCATATTGAATTTCATATCAAATTTTCGTATATCTATATTTTTGCCAGTATAGATATAATCAAATTCTATCGCTTTCTGTCCAGTTCCGCCAATTGCCCCTTCTGGTAAGAATTCCATATCATACGCAGTTATATAATAATGTACTTCCACATCACTGCTCTTCGAAACAACAACAGAATTAACACTGAATTTTCTTGTTATCTTTGCCGCACCATTAACACCAATAGCTCTATCATTAACGACTTTACAGGATGAAAGCATTATCTTCTTTATCAATGTTTCTAATGATCCTGATACTCCCTGAACCTGATAAATAAATCCTTCACCAGTCATTTCTTTCCACGGCAATCTAAAATTAGTTCCTATAATATAATCGCCTCCTGAGTATGCATCATCTAAATGGAAAAAGTATTTAATATCTTTACTTTCCTCAAGCCATCTACCACCGTCCGCTCCTTCATCCGTCAATGCTCGCATAGTTGATTCTAATCGTCTAAAATAATACTCACCAAGTTCATATTCTAATATACTAAAGGTTTCTTTTAATGTTGCATCTTTTGGAAATCTTAAAGAAAATCCATCAACAGCAGATTGATATACTGCTGTTTTAGAAATACCATCAACAACCCCCATAGTTTTCATACTATAGATCGCACCAGATTCATCCATTGTAGATGTTAAATCAGCAACCAAAAAGAAATATGGCTTTACGGTAGAAATAACGGTGGGTGGCTGATCCGGTTTATATCCAACAAAAATTGGTTTAAGAAAGTAATTTAATGCAATTGGATCACATCCGAGTTCAACTCCAGCATTATGTATTACATTATAATAACTTATTCCCATTGGTTCTTGCAAGATTATATCTCCACCACGATGTTGGGTATGATAGAATGTTTCTCCACCCATTTCAGAATTGGGGGCAAGCATACTCTGATATCCAACAGATTTAATAATAAATCTAATATCCTTGGCACCATTTAATAAAATAATATGATTACCTTTACTACCACTTGAAGTACCAGCATCTAAACTGTTAGCGGCTTGCATAGCAGCTTCTGTATCAGCAGCAACTCCTAATATAAAATAATAGGAATAAGTTCTAAATTCGTTTAGTGGATTTTGTGGTCTTGACATTATATGGTCCTAAGAGGTCTGCTTATAATATATATTCTTAATCTACTGGGGGTAGGTAATCGTATTGTTATTCCTCTTTTTAATTCTTGAATTGGATCTACTATTGAATTATATTGCATAACCAACCAACCATAAACTGGTTCACCGTATACATGATAAGAAATTAAATCAGGTCTACCTTCCGTAGATTTTGGTATAACTAGGAATATATCATCATAATTCCTTGCTATATTTCTCTTTTCCCACCAACCTAATCTTTCAGGGAAACTTTCAACCCCAAATATTTCAGGATGATGGTCAGTATATCCACCCTGACTATATCGCCCATTTCGCTGCCTTAATGATGTTACTTGTCTTGTCATTGTTAGAATCCCGGTAAAGTACCCGTTTTAAATTGACTTAAATTAAAGCTCTCATATTCTACAGGAGAATGAGCTTCCGTTAAAGATATACTGATAGACATTATTGTTGGAAACGGCTCACCATCAATGGACGGTATGTAATCAACATCAGTAGGATAGTTTATTGATAAATTTTGTATAACAACAGGTATTCTATTAATATTCGTAACAGGTCTTCCTTTAGTATACGCACTTAATAAAAGAACAGCAGGCGGTGCCCCTAAATCATCTCCTCCACCACCACCTCCACCAGGAAGACTAATAGGAATTGTCATTTTATTAGCCGCACCAACAACAGCACCAGCAGCATTTCTACCAGCATTTATCCCAGTATTCACAGTAGTCGCTACACTTCCTATAGCACCACTTACCGCACCAACGGCACTAACTACACTTGATATTGGAGAAAACCCACCAGCACTCGCAAAAATCTGATGTTCTGATGTTATATCATTGCTTGGGTCCGTTGCTTTATCTTTAGCTCCATTATCACCAGTGTCTTTGGCTTCCGACTCAGATGGAGTATCTGCCCCAGATGAAGTCCCAGATCCAGAAGGCGATCCACTTCCTCCTCCACAAACTCCACCACCTGCACCAAAAACAGGAAGAGTCCATGAACGTATTATTTGCAAATTGGCTAAATTCTTCGTGGCTTCCTCTCTACTACGAGAAATTAATTTAACATCACTTAATTCGAATACTCTAGCCTGAGTATTCTTAAAAATCAACATTTGACCAGGAGATTGAACAGGCTCAAGCGGCGTGTAATTAACAGTCCTCCCCTCAGTTAATTCAGGAGAAGCATTGAAAACTACCATCTCAGATGGACAACTCTGATTTATAAGCTTTACTCTGGGTGTTGCATCACTCATTTAAAAATCCTCTGGTAATCTATCCCTTACGGCATTCATTAACGCACCAGCAACATTTCCATCCCACCCAGTCGCTACCTTGAATTTGGCCATATCACCAGTCTTTGCCGCTTGCCTCGCTCTCGTTCCACTCATTCCAGCCGCACCTTCAGCATCAGGATCTCTCTGACCAGCAGATATTACAGATGCATCCTTGAAATTCTCCCGCGCATAAGGCAACCACCTCTTCTCAAATTCCGGAACTCGATCCGACCCAGCAACAAATATAATATTATCATACCCCTTATTACCCAAATAACCCATTACTTGAAACGGATTCTTTACTTCTACAGCATTAGGAATGTTAGCCCAAGGAACTAACTTCCTAATAAAATCATTCTTTGTCTGCCAATCTAACGGATTTCTACCCTTGTTCTTCTTACCAGGCAATCCACCATCAGTGGTCTGAGAAGTGAAAATGTAAGGATCTCCTCCTACCTTATTTGCAACAGTATGAACCTTCTGCATTAATTTCATATGCCCAGCAGTCGGAGGATTCAATCTACCGAAAGTGAAAACAGCAGTTCGGTTGCTACCCTCATCTAATTTGTTACTACGTGGCTTCCTGTAGTAATAATCCTTAAAAGTCATGTTAAAATTCCTCAATTTGCTTTGAAGGTATTTATATTTCCTGTTTAGGTTGAAATTTTCAGAAATATAGCGTATAATGCAACAAAAATAAATATTTTAGAGGATTCTTCTATGGCCAAAAGGAAAGTTAACTATCTCAATAAAAGAGACTTACTCAAGCAAGTCGTCAACAGCAAAGAAAAAAGCATAAATGGACAAATCATGAACGATGAATTGGCTAAAATGCTAACCGCACTAACAACAAAATATGCAAAATCTCCACAATTCTCCGGATACTCCTATCGCGAAGATATGGAAGCATTCGCAATGATGATGCTAGTCAAAACATGGTACAAATTCGATGAAAATAGAAGCGATAACCCATTCGCTTTCTATACACAATGCGTTAAGAACTCATTTGTTCACTTTCTAAAGCAAGAAAAGAAACAACGAAATATTAGAGATGAAATACTTGTCAGCACAGGACTTAATCCATCTAATACCTTTATGCTAGAATATGAAGACGCAGAAAGAGAAAGGCATTCTCTTCAAGAAGACTTACAACATATAGAACCACCTAAAGAAAAACAAAAGCCACTTTACGAATAATGAAACTTACAAAATGCGCAGCCTTCTCGGACATTCACTGGGGAGGCAGGTCTAATGCAGAAATGCATAACCTCGATTGCCTGAAATATATCGAATGGTTTTGCAATGAAGTAAAGAAAGATCCAGAAATAGACCACATCGTTTTTCTAGGCGACTGGTACGACAACAGATCAACAATAAATGTAGCAACACTCAACCATTCTCATAATGGCGCTACCATGATAAATGATCTTGGTCTTCCTGTCTATTTAATTATCGGCAACCATGATATCTATCATAGACATACTCGCGATATATATTCTACTATGAAATTCGCAAATTTTAAGAATTTTGTGCTAATCAATACACCTCAAGTCAGGAAAGAAATAGGAGAAGGCACTTTCTTTACACCCTTCCTATTCCATCACGAATATCCGTCTCTTATTGAATATAAAGGATATAAAACATGGTGGGGACACTTTGAGTTTAGAGGATTCGTTATAACAGGCAGCGATATAAAAATGCCTACCGGACCAAATGCAGATGACTTCGGTGGCCCTAAATTTATATTTTCTGGACATTTCCATAAACGACAAGCATATAAGAATGTAGTCTATATTGGAAATACCTTCCCCACTAATTTCAATGATGCGGGTGATCATGATAGAGGAATGATGGTATTTGATCATAAAACAGATGATGTCAAATTCATTGATTGGAAGGCATGCCCAAAGTTTATAAAATCAAAACTATCTGATATTCTAGAAGATCCATACGAACTTCTTCCAAATTCGAGAGTGAAATGCGAAATTGATATTCCTATTGATTATGAAGAAGGAAGCTATTTGAAAGAGAAGTTTTGCAAAAAACATAAACTTCGTGAAATGATATTAGAGGAATCACCATCTATAAGGGATTCTCTCATAGAAACAAAATCAGAAATTGATGACACAACATTATCATCCGTTAATGATATGGTGTTGGAAATGCTAGGGAATATTGAGAATAAAAGTATTGATAACAACATGTTGATTGAAATTTATAGGGGATTAGAAATTGATTAAAATAAAAAAGGTTAAACTCACCAACTTTCTGAGCTATGGTGCTGTTCCAACTGAAGTTAATTTCGAAGAACCAGGAACAACATTAATGGTTGGTAAAAATGGTGTCGGTAAGACATCTATTATCAATGCACTTGTTTATGGATTATATGATAAACCTATTTCATCAGGCATTAATAAAGATGACTTGGTTAATAATATCAATAAACGACGAATGGAAGTTGTTGTTGAGTTTGATATTGGGAAACAACCATATAAGGTTATCCGTGCTAGAAAAATGAAAACAGGCCCAACTGGAAATTATGTCAAAATATATGAAGGTAAAAAAGATATAACTCCAGATAGTGTCTATAATGCAAATGATTTGCTAAAAGAAATAATTGGTATAGATTACGAATTGTTTGTTAGAATAGTAACGTTTGCTGCCACTCATGAACCATTCTTGGATTTGCCTGTTCATTCCTCTGTTAAAGCAAACCAAACAGATATAATTGAAGAACTATTTGATCTGAAAACTCTTTCTGATAAAGCTGATTTGCTGAAGGAAAAGATAAAAGATAATGAAAGATCATTAAAAACTGCAGAAAATGAGATAGAATTTAAGAAGAAATCAAAGGAAAACTATGATAATCAAATAAAATCTGCACAACTTCGAATAGATCAATGGAATAAAACTTCCTTTGATTTAATTAATGCATTTAAAAAGAAACTTGCTGGATTATTGAAAATAGATGTGAAAGCACAACGCGCTCTATTAGAATCAATAAACGAATC